AAGCCGACGGCTATGAAACCACTATCTGGATAGAGCAGGAACCTGGTTCAGGAGGAAAGGATTCAGCACATGCTACCATTACCAACCTTGCTGGGTTTACTATATATAAGGAGTTGCCGAAAGGTGACAAGATATATCGTGCCGACCCATTTTCTGTACAGGTCAATGAAGGCAACGTGATGCTGTTACACGGACCTTGGAATGAAGAGTATCTACNAGAACTNGAATANTTTCCATTCTCAACTTATAAGGANCAAGTCGATGGTTCTTCAGGAGCTTTTTCTAAATTAGCAAGAAAAAAAGAAGTAAAAGTATATTGATATGGAAAGGACTAAATTAAATGATGCACAAATAAACGTACTTGCAGAAACAGTTGCTAGATTACGTTTGGCTTCCCAATTAGGAACATCCTTTGGTGGACAAAGAGACTTGTATCAAACATTTGGATACAAAAAGGACTTATCCTATGAAGACTATATTCGACAATACAAAAGACAAGATATAGCCAAAGCTATTATCAAACGTCCCGTTGAAGCAACATGGGCTGGGGAGTTACATGTATCCGAATATGGTGCTTCAGAAGACACTGAATTTGAACAAGAATGGACTAGGTTGGAAAAGAGGTTGAAGTTGAAAAACAACTTTGCCAGATTGGACCGTCTTACCTGTTTAGGAAAATATGGTGTATTGTTGTTAGGTTTTTCTGACACACCTACCATACAAGATTTTGCAGAGCCTGTAACGCAAAAGAAGGGGTTATCCTTGCTTTATGTTAAGCCATTGGGTGAAGGGTCCGCTAAAATAGATTCGTTTGAGGATAACGCCAATTCCTCACGATTTGGCAAGCCTTTATTTTATAATATAACCGTCAAGTTAAACAAAAGCGAAAGTCCAAGTACTTTGAAGGTACATCATTCAAGAGTGCTACACGTTGCTTGGGACTTGATGGAGGATGAAAATGAAGGTACTCCAATAATGGAAGCTGTTTTCAACCGTCTGCAAGATTTGGAAAAGTTGATAGGTGGTTCCGCTGAAATGTTTTGGCGTGGTGCAAGGCCTGGTTTCCAAGGAAAGGTAGATCCGGAATACAGTATGAGTGATGCACAGGTGAAGGCACTTCAGGAGAAAATGGATGAATATGAACACAATCTTCGTCGATTCTTTATTCAGGAAGGTATTGAATTAAGGAGTTTGGCACCACAAATATCTGACCCAACGCCACACGTTACTATACAGATACAAATGATTTCAGCAGTAACTGGTATTCCACAACGTATTTTGTTAGGTTCTGAGAAAGGTGAACTTTCTTCCGACCAAGATGCTACCATGTGGAAGGTTGCTATACAAGACAGAAGATTGGAACAGGTTGAACCATGCATCGTCCGCCCATTTGTAGAAAAGATGCTCGAATACAATATATTGCCACAGCCAAAAACTAAGGATTTCATGGTTCTTTGGAGTGATTTGTTTGCTCCATCTGAAAAGGAAAGGGCTGAAACAGGTAAGACTAGGGCTGCTGCGGTTCAACAATATTTACAAAATCCAATGGCCATTGAAGTACTTCCACCTGATGTATTTATAGAACTATTCCTTGGACTGACTAAGGAACAAATTACTTTGGTACACAAGATGAGGGAAAAAGCAGGTGTACTTAATTTGGAATTAGACAGGGAAATTCCATCAAGTGAGGAAGAAGAAGTACAACAGGAATAAAAAATTTTTACAAAATGTGTCATATTTGCCAAAATAGTAATATATTTACCGTGAATGCCAAACAGGATGGCTATGATCCTACACGTACAACGGTACTTAGGAACATGTTCGTGAATAGAATGAATGTGAGATTTAATAAATTTGCACGTGAAGTTCGAAGCGAAATTGAAAGCGGAAACATCCTTAGGGAAGGTAGGATATCCTTGTACCAAGGAACAACACCAAACAGGTTCCCAATTGATGAAACTAAGGTAACTGCATTTATGCAATGGTTACAACTTATGATAGACAGGGAATTGTTGACGGTTGGTAACTATCCACAACTAGGAAGAGCTTTGCATGATAGATGGACTGATATGTATATTGAGGATTCCTATAAGAGAGGCGTGATTCGGGCCAGAATGGAAATGCAAAAAGCAGGTATGAAAGTGGATAGTATTGAAAAATCTGGTGGNATTCAGGCTGTAATGGGTACACCATTTCACATGGACAGAGTCGGTATCCTTTTTATAAGGGCATTTGAAGAACTGAAAGGTGTGACTTCCCAGATGAGTACACAAATCAGTAGGGTACTTGCAGAGGGAATGATGAATGGTGACAATCCTAGAGTGATAGCAAGGAAACTAAATTATGTTATCACTGGTGCCGGACAGGATTTAGGTGTAACAGATTCCTTGGGAAGGTTTATTCCTGGAAAGAGAAGGGCACAAATCATTGCAAGAACTGAAATAATCAGGGCACACCACAGGGCAATGATTCAGGAGTACAGGAATTGGGGATTGGCAGGGGTATATGTACAAGCTGAATTTAGGACAGCTGGGGACGAAAGAGTATGTTCAGAGTGCCAATCTTACCACGGGGAGTTGTTTAGTTTGGATGAAGCAGAAAATATGATACCAGTTCATCCACAATGTAGATGTATTGTTTTACCATATGAACCTATATACTGATGGAAAAGACTTTAATTTTACATAGTAAGCAAGTAACAGCTGACTATGCTTTGCGAATAGAAGTATTGGAACAACAACAGTATTACGTTGTTCCAGTTGTTATGATGCTTGAAGGTGTTCATCATGGATCTGGTGGTCCATTACTGCATAAGGCAGAAAATCTTTCCCAGAACACTGAAAAATGGAACGGTATTCCAGTTGTAATAAGCCATCCGCAAAATGATCAGGGGGAATACATAAGTGCTTATGACGAACAGGCTCTTTCCAGACACGTTGGAATTATACAAAATACTCGATTTGAAGATGGAAAATTGAAAGCAGATGCTTATATTAGTGTTCAGAAAATAGCAGCTGTTTCACCAAAGGCTTTAACATACATCCAAACACAACATCCTATGGATGTATCCGTTGGGGTATATAATTTGGTACAAGAGGAAGACGGTGTATGGAATGATGAAACATATACAGGTATTGTCACCGAATATTATCCTGACCATTTGGCTTTATTGCCGGATGAAGTTGGAGCTTGTAGTTGGAATGATGGTTGTGGCATACGTGTTAATTCAAATAATAGTAACCAAAAGAATGAAAACATGCTCGATTTTGATTTGTACAAAAAGTTGAATGAAAATGGGGAAGTTGTTATTCCGGTGAATAATGCTGTTTCGTTAAACGGTATTATGGATATGGTTTATAATTATGTCAATTCACTGGATAATGATGTACGCATTGCATTCGTAGAAGAAGTCCATGAAGACTTTTTCGTGTATCGCATACGGAATAGACAATCTAATAACAGTCCTAAGCTGTATAAGCAATCATATTCCGTAGATGATAAAAATGAACTTGTCCTCAATGGGGATCCTGTTGAAGTTAGAAAGAATGTGACTTACGAAACCCTGCAACAAATGCAGCGTACTAAATTTAATAATAACCATAATAAAAATGCTATGGACACTACACAAAAAGTAAACCAATTGATAGCAAATGGCAAATTTGCTGAATGTGACCGTGCATGGCTTTCTACTTTGAGCGAAGATGCTTTGGCAAAAGTAGAAGCTATGGTCAACAAACCAAAAGAAACTGCTCCGGTTCTGGATGTCAATAGTGCTATTGATTTCCTAAAAAAGAACTCTCTCAAAAAGGAAGAAGTGCTTTCTTTGTTATCTGAACAGGATAAACAAGCTGTTGAAATAGGTCTTGCTACCTATGCTCAACAAAGGACTGATTACATTGAAACTGTAACCAAGTCTTCTGATGTGTGGACTAAGGAAGAACTTGAAGCTATGGATTTCAATACCCTTAGCAAACTTGCTAAGTCAGTTGCTAAAGAAGATGCTTCTATCAACAATTATGCTGGATTAGGTGCCGGTAGAGTTGAAGAACAAGACGACACTGATTTCCTACCAATTCCTTCCGTATATAGCGGATCAAAGAACTAATTTATTAACATTAAAATTTGAATACAATGGCTGCTAAACACATTATTAAATTGAAAGACTACTTAAAGGTAGTTACTGAGTATCCGGCTGATTCTGCTATCACTCCAGGTACTTTTATTGCGTTGAATAGTGACGGAGAAGTAGCTCCTGTTGCTGATGAAGAAAAAGGTCTTATGGTAGCTGATTACGAT